CAGCTTTTTAAAGCATGTAGACGGTATTTTAAACAATAACCTAGAAGGAGCCGAAAAAGAAGTACAAGAGCAAGCCGTAAACGAAGCTCGTTCGGCTGGTAAATCTATTCGCGGCGCTGGTATACCCGCTTCAATGTTCGAGAAAAGAGCTGACTTGACAAGTAATATAGCTGGCCTTTCTGTAGAGTCTTTCGTAGACGCTATTAGAGAAGAAGCTATCTATACACGTTTGGGAGCCAAATTTTATAACTTGACTAGCGACGCACGTATTCCAATTATAGGGAAAAACTCTGTAGCTTTTGCCGCTGAAAATGGCGCTGGAGCTGACGGCGGTACAGCTTTAAGTTCTGTAACTTTAAGCCCTAAAAGAATAGCTGGCTTTGTTAATTTAAGTAAAGAGCTTATAGCTCAAAACGGCGCTGGCGTAGAAGCTGCGGTAATGAGCGACCTAGGTAAAGCTGTAGGCGACGCTATTTGTGACGCTATGTTCTCAAGCACTACTGTATCTAACGCTCCAGAAGCAATAGCTCAACACTCTGATATAGGTAGTTTTACCGAGTCTTCTTACTCGGCTAATACTTCTATGTTCGCTGATTTAGTTTTAGCTGAGCAAACTTTAGCTTCGGCTGGAGCTTTACAGGGAAGTTTAGCTTATGTATTACACCCAACTTTCTTAAAAGAGCTTAAGCAAGCTGCGCAAGTTTCAGGCGTAAATCCTGGAATGGTAGGAATGAACTACAACCAGCAAATGGTAAACGGCTACCCAGTTTACTATTCTAGCCACTGTGGAGCGTCCGCTAACACTAGCGCTGACGGCCTTTTCTGTGACTGGTCTAACGTTCAGGTGGGAATGTTCGGCGGCGTAGACATTTTAGTAGACCCGTTCACTAATGCAGCGGCTGGCCAGGTAAGACTTGTAGTTAATACCTACATGGACTTTAAACTAGCACAGGGAGCTAGAGCGGTTAAATTTACGTCTTTAACAGCGTAATAGAATCCCTTTTCTGTTTGTTGATAAGCTGGGGGGTTAGCTAACGCGCCCCCTGGCATATCATTATAAATATATAACTATGAGCACAATAACGAATTTATACGGAATAGAAATTTACCAGCCTTATTTACCTTACGGAAGGGTAAAAGTAAGAGAAGCCAGAACTAGCTTTATAGTTAGCTTAGCTGAAGCAAAAGAACATCTACGTATAGACTCGAGCTTTACAGCGGACGACACCTATATAACCGCTTTAACAAAAATAGCCCAGAACATAGTAGAAAAGGAAACAGGACTATATTTAAGTAGTATAGCTTTAGAATATACTAGCGACGGCTTTTTACCTATAATAGACTTAGGAACTAACGGGCATAGCGTTACTTCAGTTAAATATTATGACCTTACTAACAGCCAGCAAACCCTAGACAGTAACAGCTACGACAAAAGTAATTTAGGCTACTTAGAAAGTAACGTATTACTATACCCAAATACTGGGACAGACTGGCCCGAAACATACGACCGCCCCGACTCTGTAGAAGTTAAGTTTAGCGGCGGTATTAATGAGACTTACCAAATACCAGAAGGCTTAAAAGAAGCTATTTACTTAATAATAGGCCGCTACTATGAAGTCCGCCAGGACGTCTTAAGCGGTACTGTAGTATACCAGGTTCCGCTAGGAGCTCAGCACTTAATAAACCAATATAAAAAGGCTGTAGTATGATTAATATAGGTAAACTAGACCAAAGGGGGCAAATTATTACTAGTACATACGTAGAAGATGGAGACTTCGGAGACAGACAAAGAAGAGGAGTTAGCGGGGCTTTTTTCTGGTATAGAAGAATACCTAAAAAAAGCGAAGTAAAATATAAAGGAGACGCCACTTTTAATATAAGAGAAATAGAAATAGTTTTAAGATATAGAGACGATATAGACTTAGACGACGGTATTAAAATTTACGCCAACAATAATAACAGCGGAACTTCTTACACATATAATATAGAAGGAAAAGAAGAAATAGGTAGAGCCCAGGGACTAAGACTTTACCTTAGTTTAGCTGAGTCAAGAACTGTATAGTATGGACGGCGTAAAAATTAAAATAGAAAATATAGGAGAAATTAAGAACGGCCTTCTTAAGTTATACCCACGTAGTAGGCAAGTAAACGCCGCGCTACAGTCTTCTTTAAAAAAAGCCGCTGAGCCCCTTAAGACAAAGCTTAAGCAAATGGTACCAAAAGACCAGAAAAAGCTAGAGAAATCTATTAAAATATTCCCTAGCAAAAGAAATACTAAGGCTGGCCGCCCTTCTGTATTCGTAGGGCCAAAAGTAGAAAGGGACAACGAAGGAAAAAAAATAAGAAGTAATAACCCAGCCGAATATTTCTATATTTTAGAATACGGCTTTAAGCCTGGCGGCGGCGACAAAAAAATTAACGGTTTAGGACTACTTCCAAAAGTAACGGCGGCCGCTGGTCCGCAAGCGCTTAAAAATATAGAAGGCGAAGTAATAAAAACACTAAATAAAAGGAGCCAAAAACTTTTTGGTAAAAAATTAATATGAGTATAGGAAGCAATCAATTACCAGCTAAATTTATTTATGGAAGGCTTAACGCTTTTTCGAGTTTTACTGGCTTAGTATACCCAGAAAATAATAACGTCAGCGATAATATAAACGCTGGCGGCCAGGCTTCACATTATTTAACTTATGGCTTTAGGAATACAATACCAACACCCACTAAATCGGGCGTTAGTCAGTTAGATACTATTACATGCTTAGTTAATTTATTTGTAAGTCCTGGCTCTAATTATCAGAGGTTTCATGGCTTTTGCGGAAATATTAGAGACCAAATAGACGGCTACAGAGCCCCAGCCCCAGCGGCTACTGGCGACAGTTCTACAGAGTATATACAGAGCTGTAGTTTTGTAAATATAGAGACAGGCTTTTTAGCTGAAATGGGAGTCGAAGGGCTTTACTTTGCTACTCTGGAGTTCGATATAAGAATAAGTAAAAACTAAAAAAAATGAAAGTAAGATTTATAAAAGAAACAAGTTTACACCCTAAATGTAAACCTACAAAAATAAACCAGGTAATGGATTTAAAAAGCAACGTAGCAGAAAAGCTATGGCGTAACGGCTCTATAGAAATATTAGACCCTCATAACTTCGAAGTAAAAAAAGAAGAAAAAAAGACTACTAAGAAGTTAGAAAAAAAAGAAAATAAAGAAAAAAATAACCCCTTAAATAATTAATAAAAATGGCTACTACAGGAATAGTAAACGGAACGCACCTCTTCGTAGGTTTAGATGTTGCGACTGGCGGGGCTGGGACTACATTTGTAGCAATTACCCACGCGACCAGCGCAAGTATAACTTTCTCTATGGAAACTAGAGAAGCAACAACAAAAGACAGCGCGGGCTTTACAGAAGTTTTAGAAGGCTTACGTAGTATAAGCGTAGACGTCGAAGCTATGACAGCTTTAGACGCTACTTTAGGCTACGAGGAAATTTACGACTTATGGCAAGCTAGAACGCTTTTTAACTTAGAGTTCGGAACTTCTGAGAGTGGAGACAGAGTTTACCAGGTTAAAGCTTATATGACTAGCTTAGCTGTTAGCTCTGGCGTAGAAGACAGCTCGACTTTTTCGGCTTCTTTTGAATGTACTGGAACAGTGACGACAGCTACTAATTAATAACAGAAAAAGTACGGGCTGAGCTTGAAGGCAAAACGCCCCTACTTTTCTTTTTAAAACAAATAGAAAAATGTATGAACTAATAGAAATAAACGGAGAAGCTAGACCTCTTCGCTTCGGAATGAACGCCTTAAGGCTCTTTTGTAGGGACCAGAAAATAAGCTTAAGCGAAATATCTACACTAGGGCAAGACATGAGCTTAGACTCAGCTTGTAGCTTGATACTTTGCGGACTTAAAGACGGAGCTAGAAAAGCTGGTAAAAATTGTCCTTTGACAGTGGACGACATAGCGGACGCTTTAGACGAAGACTTTAGCTTATTAGAAAAGGCTATGGGTATTTTCAGCGAAAGTTTTAATACTATAAACGAGGGAAACGTACAGGGGCCGAAGGGTCCAAAGAAGAAGAAGAAGAAATAACTTTTGACGACCTGGAAGCTACAGCTTACGGAGTCCTGGGACTTTTGCCTAGCGACTTCTGGGACTTAACTTTTAGGGAGTTTAAGCTTATGCAAAAAGGCTATTTAAAAAGGCTGGAAAAAGAGCAAATACACAACTGGGACTTAGTAAGGACCTTAGCTGTTTTTGTACTACAGCCGCACATGAAGAAAGGCAAAACGTTAAAGCCTAAAGACATCATACCGCTACCAACTGACAAGAAAAAAGCGGAAGTAGATACTTTAGAAAAAAGGCGAAAAAATGCTGAGTATATACTTAAAGAGCGAGCTTTGCAGAAAAAGAAAAATAAAGAGAAAGGCTCTTCTAGTAAACCTCTTCTATTTAATGAACTAAAAAAATAGAGGGTATTATATTACAGAAGGGTAAAAAGCTCTTAAAACAGCTATAAATAGCCTTAAACGAAGGGCTTAAAAACATAAAAAAAGCGTAAAAATGGGCAAAAAAACGTTAAATATTTTTCTAGGTTTAGACTCTAGAAACTTTCAAAAGGGTATAGTAAGAGCTCAGAAAAAGCTAGGTAAGTTCGGACGAAATGCTAAGCGAACAGGTAAAGCTCTAACAACAAGTTTAACGGGTCCACTGGTCGGAATAGCCGCTGTAGCGGGTAAAACTTTTATGGACTTCGAGCAAGCCATGTTAAAAGTAAAAGCTATTTCTGGAGCTACTGGCGAACAGTTTAAACTTTTAGAAGCTGACGCTAAAAGGCTGGGCTCTACGACCATGTTTACAGCTTCACAAGTGGCGGGCCTACAGCTAGAACTTTCTAAGCTCGGCTTAACTCCAGAAGAAATAAATAACTCTACAGAGTCTATTTTAGCACTAGCCCAGGCGACAGACTCAGACTTAAGCCAGTCGGCAACTGTAGCCGCTAAGACTATGCAAGCCTTCGGCCTTGAAGCTTCAGACATGACTAAAATAGCGGACATAATGGCCGACTCTTTTAGCTCTTCGGCTTTAGACATGGGTAAATTTGAAGTAGCTATGTCTACAGTCGCGCCCGTAGCTAAGCAAGCTGGCGCGGACCTGGAGCAAACGACAGCTATTTTAGGGGTACTGGTAAATAATGGGGTCGAAGCTTCAACAGCGGGAACAGCCTTAAGAAATATATTCCTAGACTTATCTAAAGAAGGTAAGACTATGGGCGAAGCTATGGACGAAATAAATAACTCGACAAACCCTCTAGCTACGTCTATGGAAATGTTCGGGAAAAGAGGGGCGACTGTAGCGACTATCTTAGCGAATAACGGGACAGCTATACAAGACTTAACAGACGACTTTAGGGACTCAGAAGGCGAAGCTAAAAAAATGGCCGATATAATGGACTCGGGACTAGGGGGCTCCATGAGAAAGCTATTAAGTCAGCTCGAGGGCGTAGGTATTCAGCTAGGCGAAATACTTTTACCTATATTCTCTAAAATTATAGGCGTAGTCTCTAGCGTTATGTCTAAATTTACTTCTATGGACGGCGCTAGTAAAAACATAGTCGTAACCGTAGGGCTTTTAGCCGCTGGAATAGGTCCCTTAATTACTTTACTGGGGACTCTAGCTTCAGCTTTTGCTTTTGTTATTAGTCCAGTGGGTTTAGCTGTAGCGGCTATCTTAGCTTTAGGCGCTACTTTTATTTTCGTAGCTAACAACTGGGACGCTTTTAAAGAAAGACTTTCAGACTGGAGCTGGTGGCGTAACGCTGTAGTAGACGCTCTTAAATTTGTTATAAAATTTAACCCACTTAGCGCAATAATAGAAGCCTATAACTTTACTGTAGGGCTTTTCGGCGGCGACGAACTTAAAGCCGATAACCTTTTTATGGACCTGGCGGACTCTTTAGAACAGTTTAAAGGAGAAACTAAAGAATATGAAAACGAGTTCGGAAGCTTTGGGGACGCTATAGCTAACACTGTAGACAAGGCTAAAGGGAAACTAAGCGAACTAGGTAACGCCCTAGGTTTAACTGGCGGGGGCGGCGGCACAGCTCCAACAGCTCCAACAGCTCCAGCGGCGCCAGGCGGAACTATGGGACCACCAGAGCTAGACCCAAACCATTTTAAACCCTTAGAAGACGCGCAAAAAGGCTTTTTTGATAAGTCGGGTGAAGAGTGGAGCGAGTGGGCTTCTACAGCAGAAAGCAAACTTCAAGGCTTTAAAGATACTTACGGGCAAGTTTTTAACCAGCTTACCTCGATACTAACACAACACACCAACAACCAAAAAGAAAGGCTGGCCCAGGAAACGGCGGCACAGTTAGAAAATTTACAGCTACAACACGAACAAGACTTAGAAGCTATAGAAAACTCTAGAATGAGCGAAGAAGCTAAAAACCAGGCTTTACAAGACGCTGAAAAAGACTTCCAGGAACAAAAACTAAAAATAGAAGGAAAAGCCGCAAAAGAACAGGCTAAGCTAGCTAGAAGACAGGCTAAAATAGATAAAGCTACGGCGGCTATGGGTATTATAGTAAACACCGCCAGCGCTATTTTGAAAGCTGTAGCGTTAAGCCCACTTACTGGCGGTATGCCCTGGGCTGGTATCATAGCGGGACTAGGAGCGGTGCAGCTAGGGACTGTACTAGCGGCTCCTTTGCCCGCTCTAGCTGAAGGGGGGCTCGCGTTCGGCGAAACCGCCGCTATCGTCGGAGACAACCCAGGCGCAAACGTAGACCCCGAAGTAATAGCCCCACTTTCTAAACTTCGCGGAATGTTAGAAGGGTCCCAAAACGTAACCGTCCAGGGAGTTATAAGAGGAGAAGATATTTTCTTATCTAGCGAACGATTTAATAAACGACTTAATACTTTTAGCTAATGGCCTGGTACATTCATAGATTTGCTCAATTTCTAGACGATAATGGCTCTGGCTACCAGTTAGAAATACTTAACGAAACACCGCACACGCCCCAAAATAGCGACGAGTTTACTTTAGGACCAGACGGCTTTACTATTAGCTACTCTGGAAACGGTAAAGACATAGACGACCCTATAAAGTCGAGCGAATGTTCTTTTACTTTTTACAGCGAAAACTCTACAGACGACGCTTTTTTCTTAGATATTATGAACGCTGAAGTAGGTAAGTATTTAGTTAAAATATCTAGAAACCCTAGCAACGCTATTTTTGCTAAGCCTCACGCTCCAGAAAGTTATATATGGAAAGGCATTTTAATACTACAAGAAACTACTTTAGCAGACGACCACTTCCCGCAAGCTTTTAACTTAAGAGCTGTAGACGGTTTAAGTTTATTAAAAGGCTTTAAAATAAATGAACTTACTAATATAAAAGACGCTGCAAACAACGCTACAGATTCAAATTTTGCTGTAGGGGTAAACGGAGCAATGAGCGGTAGCTGGTATTCACACCATCAAATAGTAGCGGCTATTTTAAGGCTTTTACCTACAGCTAACGGACAGTTTTTTTTCAATAACCAGAACGGGGTCGAGTTTATAAAAACTTACTTTAACTGGTATACTTCTAACACTGTTTACGAAGACGACGACGCTTTCTATAACCCTATGACTATAACTTTTACTAGAAGCGACGCTTACTATAGTGTAGGAAACGACCCAGATAATACAGGAATACGTTTTTTGACAGCTTACGAAGTTCTAAAAAGTATTCTAGAGTTTTATAACGCTCGTATAAGTATGAGCGATGGGACCTGGCAAATACAACAGCTTTGCGCTTTACAGGTAACGGCGGCCGCTGGAAGTCCTGGGCCAACTGTTAAGGGGGCTAAGTTTAATATGGACGGCGGACACTACAGCTTAGGTAGTCCTTTCGACGCTACTTTAAACAGGGGGGACTTAAACCCAGACTATAAAGCGCAACGCGCCGAAGCTATGTTTACTTTTAGCCCAGGAACTAGAGACGTTACTTTAACAGTAGCTGACGCGCCAAATTTAATTTTTGGACCTGGCGAGGAGTTCGCTTCGGCAAATTATGACTATGCGCTTATAGGCGAGCAAGATATAGACGTAAATAATAGCCCAAACCTAGCGGACTACACTAATACTTATGTAGGCGGAAACGCTGGCGACTTAATTACTTTCGTAATGAACTTCGGCGTTAAAATACAAGCGGTACCAGGCGGGTCAGCATGGACTAGCGCAGCGGCTGGCGATATTTTTCTTTTAGAGTTACAGCCTTTTGTAAGACAAGATAATAACTGGCTAGTATTTAACCCTAATACTGACAAATACGAATGGGAAACCACCCAGCAACACGTATACAGCAACGTAGACTTCGCCTGGTTTGAGCCGTTAGACGAAAATATGGGCGCTGAGTTAAACTCCTGGAGCTTAGGAAGTGAAACGCTAGAAGGAATGGAAGAATTACCCTCTAACGGAGCTATAAAATACAAACTAGCTTATAGGGTTTTTAAATTTGATACTACAAACGGAACTTTTACTGACGTTTCAGCTTCTGGCTTCCATGCTGACACCAGCCTTATAGTTAAGCTAGTTTTAGACCAACAAGGGGCTTACGGTCAAGCCGAAAACTTCGTAAGCGCTGGACTTACTTTGTTTATAAATGGAGAAAACCTCGAAGAAGATATTTACTTTTTTGAGCAAGACATAAACAGCCCAACTATTTCGGGGGCCGCTGTAGAAAAGTCTTCTTTGTTTTTCGACGGTCCCGCTGTATTTAGAAAAAATAATGTTTTCTACTTAAATACTTCTGGCTTTTTAGGAATGTTTCAGTGGGGACTTTCTGGCTCCTGGTTTTATAGAAATAACCCAAATATTACCCACGTA